ACGTAGTATGGCTACAACATATCTTGATTTAACTAATGAAATACTTAGGGAACTAAATGAAGTTCCACTAACTTCTAGCAACTTTTCAAGTGCTGTAGGTTTTCAACAGTTTGTTAAAGATTCTATAAATAAAGCTATTTTTGATATAGCAAATCAAGAACCACAATTACCGTTTTTTTCTGCAGGAGTAAGTGGAGCAACTGACCCGTTTTACGGAAACACAACAGTTGCTACAGTAGCTGGACAAAGATGGTACACTTTAAAAGATGGTAGCTCTAGTATAACTACAGATTTTGCATCTATTGATTGGGATGATTTTTATATTACCACAATCAATGTTTCTGGTGAGTCAGCTCCGTTTGTTTCAGAAGGATTAAAACATATTAATCTTGAAGAATGGCGAAGATTTTTAAGAGACCCAGAAAATTCTGACGATGCCAATACTCAAGCTTATGGTGAGCCTAAATATGTATTTAAATCTCCAGACAGTAGAAAGTTTGGATTAAGCCCAATACCAGATAAAGTTTATAATATACACTTTTATGCTTTTAATAGACCAACAGCATTAAGTGCACATGGAGATGAAATAGTTTTTCCAGAACAATACAGTAATGTAATTACATCTAGAGTTAGATACTATGTTTGGCAGTTTAAAGAAAGCCCACAACAAGCTGCTTTTGCATTAGAAGATTATAAAAAATCATTAAAATATATGAAATCTAATTTAATTAATCCTACTCCAAGAGCTATGGTAGACGATAGACTTTATTATTAATTTATGTCTCGTTCACAACCATATACAGTAGCATGTGCCGGAGGTTTAGTTACTTCTTCAAATGCTATTGATTTACTTAAAACTCCCGGTGTAGCAACTGAGTTAAAAAACTTTGAAGTTTCTACCAAAGGTGGTTATAGACGTATTAATGGCTTTACAAAGTTTGGTGGTGATAGTGCAGCACAACCTACAGGTAGTTCAACAACTATTTTAGGTGCTATACCTTACGCAGATGGTGTAGTTGTTTGTGCTGGTACAAGTATTTATTTTAGCCAAACTGGAACAAGTTGGTTAGAAATAAATAGAGCTAGTGTTGCTAGTAGTGGCGATAATCATACAGCTTTTACAGGTCGTAGTGTATCTGCTAGGACTAACCAAGCACAATGTCAATTTGCTTTATTTGAAAGTGCTACTTCAGATTATGGTAAGTTAATTATTTCTGATGGAGCTAATAAACCTTTCTTTTTTGAAATGACAGGTACGGGTGCAAACATAAATACTAGAACTTTTTTTGCAGGTGAAATAACAGTAACAAGTACAAAGTCAGTTGAATATGTAACAGTACATGATAAACATTTAATAGCTGCTGGAGTTGAAGATAATTTAAATACTATTTTCTATAGTGGTACTTTAGACCCAACAGATTTTACTAGTACAGGTTCTGGTTCGATTTCTTTAGAAGACCAAGTAAAAGGAATTAAAAGTTTCCGTAACGAATTATTTATATTTTGTGAAAATTCAATATTTAAATTACAGAATATAAATAATTCTAGTACGATAGCTATAGTTCCAGTAACTAAAAACGTAGGTTGTTTAAGTGGACACAGTGTTCAAGAAATTGGTGGTGATTTAATATTTTTAGCACCAGATGGATTAAGAACAGTAGCTGGTACAGCAAGGATTGGAGATATTGAGTTAGGTACTGTTAGTAGTCCTATACAAAATATTTTAAGTGATTTAGCAGAAAATATAAATATTTACACAATTAATAGTGTAGTGCTTAGAGAAAAATCACAGTATAGATTATTTTATACAAATACTTCTGCTGTTGATACTACTCAAAGAGGAATTATCGGCACATTAAGACCTAATGGTTTTCAGTGGTCAGAAACTAGAGGATTAGAAGTTACAGCTATTGGTTCTGGTTTTGATAATAATGGTGTAGAAAAATATTATCATGGAGATACTAATGGTAATGTTTATGAACATGACACTGGTAATAATTTTAATGGTGCAGATATTTTAGCTAGATATACTACACCTAATTACGATTACGGTGATTTAGGAACTTTAAAAACTTTACACTATCTTAGAGTTTCTATGAAAACAGAAGGAATAGTAGAACCTGATGTACAAGTAAAATTTGATTTTAATAGTATAGATATACCACAACCTACAGGTTTGTTTGATTTAGGAGTTATAAATCCACCTTCTTTATTTGGCGAAGCAGTATTTAATACAAATACTTTTGCTGGACAAAATAATCCAATGATAAGAGTTCCTTTACAAGGTAGTGGAACAAGTAATAATTTTTCAATAATTAGCAATGATTCAAAACCAAGCTACACAGTTAACGGACTTTATATAGACTTTATACCTTCAGGTAGGAGATAATTATGGCACAAACATATACAAGACAAAGCACTTTCGCAGATGGCGATACTATAACTGCTGCTTTGTTTAATGATGAATATAATCAGTTAGTAAACGCTTTCACTTACTCTTCAAGTAGTGCAAGTTCTACTGGACACCGACACGATGGTACTGCAGGTCAAGGTGGTAATATTCATACTATTGGTGATTTAGATTTTTTAAATAAAATAGTTGTAGATAGTACAAACAATAGATGGGGATTTTATGTAGAAGTTTCTTCTTCTGCAGTTGAACAAATTAGAATACAAGATGGTGCTTTACTTCCAGTCACTGATAGTGATGTTGATTTAGGAACAAGTTCATTATATTTTAAAAATGCGTATATTGATGCTATAACTACTACAGGTAATGTATCTGTTGGTGGTAATTTAGATGTTACAGGAACAATAGATTTTAGTGATTCAGCAATTACTAATGTAGGTAGTATTCAATTAGATAGTATTGCTGGAGATGCTGACTCAAATACTTCAATAACTTTCAGTGGTTCAGATGTTATTACTATAGCTGCTGGAGGAGATAATCAAGTTACCTTTACTAATGGAGCAATAGTACCTTCTACAGATAATGATATAGATTTAGGTACAAGCTCTACTGAATTTAAAGATGCTTACTTTGATGGCACAGTAACTACTGATGCTCTTGTTGCAGATACTGCTGATATTAATGGCGGTACTATAGATGGTGCTATTATTGGTGGCTCAAGTGCAGCAGCTATTACAGGTACAGCAATTACAGGTACAAGTTTTGTTATTGGTTCAGCAGATATTAGTGAAGCTGAATTAGAAACTATTGATGGAGTTACTGCTGGAACAGTAGCAGCTTCTAAAGCAGTCGTAGTAGACAGTAATAAAGATATTGCAAGTTTTAGAAACATAACTCTTACTGGTGAACTTGATGCAGGTTCATTAGATGTAAGTGGCGATGTAGATGTTGACGGTACTTTAGAAACTGATGCTCTTTCTATAAATGGTACAGCAGTTACAAGTACTGCAGCAGAGTTAAACATTCTTGATGGTGTTACATCAACTGCAGCAGAGTTAAATATTTTAGACGGTGTAACAAGCACCACAGCAGAGCTTAATATTCTTGATGGGGTTACAGCAACTGCTGCAGAAATAAATGCTCTTGATGGAATTACTTCAACAGTTGCAGAGTTAAATATTTTAGATGGTGTTACAGCAAGTGCTGCAGACATTAATCTTATAGATGGAATTACTAACGGAACAGTAATAGCAAGTAAAGCTATTATAACAGATGCAAACAAAGATATAACTGGTGGTCGTAATATAACTATTAGTGGCGAATTAGATGCAGCTACACTTGACATATCAGGTGATGCAGACATAGACGGAACATTAGAAGCCGATGCAATTACTATTGGTGGAGTTACATTAGCAGAAACTATTTCTGATACTGTAGGAGCTATGGTAACAAGTAATACGGAAACTGGTATTGCTGTTACTTATGATGATAGTGACAATACTTTAGACTTTGTAATTGGCACACTTAATCAAGACACTACAGGTTTAGCAGCTACTGCAACAGCTTTAGCTACTGCAAGAACAATACACGGTGTTTCTTTTGACGGAACTGCAAACATAGATTTATCTGAAGTTGTACAAGATACTGTAGGTGCAATGTTTTCTAGTAATACAGAAACAAATATTACAGCTACATATCAAGATGCAGATGGTACAATAGATTTAGTTGTAGGCACACTAAACCAAGACACTACAGGTAATGCTGCAACTGCTACAGCTTTAGAAACTGCCAGAACTATTCATGGAGTTTCTTTTGATGGTACAGCTAATATAGACCTTTCTGAAGTTATTCAAGATACTGTAGGTGCTATGGTATCTTCTAACACTGAGTCAGGTATTACAGTAGCTTATGAAGACTCAGACGGTACTTTAGACTTTACAGTTGGTACATTAAATCAAGATACAACTGGTAATGCTGCTACAGCTACTGCTCTTGAAACTGCCAGAACTATTCATGGTGTAAGTTTTGATGGTACGGCAAATATAGATTTAACCGAAGTTGTTCAAGATACAGTAGGAGCTATGTTTAGTTCAAATACTGAAACAGGTATTACTGCAACATATCAAGATAGTGATGGTACTATTGATTTAACAGTATCGGGTGCATCAGTTACTTCTATTGCTGATGCTGATGCTGATACTAAAATTCAAGTAGAAGAAAGTTCTGACGAAGATACTATTAGAATGGATATTGCTGGTACTGAAGTACTAACATTAACTAATAGTGCCATGACCTTAAAAGGTACAACACCTACTTTAACTATTGGTGATGCAGGTGAAGAAGATACTAAGATTGTTTTTGATGGTAATGCCCAAGACTATTACATTGGATTAGATGATTCAGCAGATACATTAGTTATTGGTAATGGTTCTACTTTAGGCACAGAAGCAGCAATAACTATTAATAGTAGTGAACAAGTTGGTATTGGAACTGCAACAATGGATGGTGACTTACATGTTATGGAAGGTTCTGCAGGTTCAGTAACTGCTAATGGAGGTGCAAATATAGCAATATTTGAAGGTAGTGGTAATAAAGGAATTTCTATTTTAACTCCTGATGCTAATAATTCTGGTATATTTTTTGGCTCTCCTAGTGATGCAGTAGGTGCAAGAATAATTTGGAACTATGATAGCAACATTATGTCTATTGGACCTGATAAATCTGGTGCATCTTTTAAATTTACTTCAGGTGATGGTGCAGAAAGAATGAGAATTGATTCTTCTGGAAATGTTGGTATTGGTACTTCAAGTCCACATTCAGGTTATAAAGTTTCAATAGATGCAAATGCTAATAATGGTTTACACATAGGAAATATTGGTAATGGTTATTCAGGACTTGTCACAATACCAGATTCATCTAATAATTACTTTCCATTGTATATATTTAATAGCTCTGGAAATGCAAATGGCTACATACTAAGTAATTCAAGCGGTACAACTTTTTCTACAAGTGGTTCAGATATAGCCTTTAAAGAAAATGTAAAAAATTGGGATGAAAATGTTTTAGAAAGTTTTAAAAATATAAAACCTTCTACTTTTACATATAAAAGTGATGAAAATAAAAAAGAAATAAAAGGTTATATAGCACAAAATGAAGTAGATAAGTTTCCAGAAGCATATCCAATAAATCCTAAAGATGGTAAACATTGGTTTAACCCAAGTGGTATGACTGTTTATTTGATGAAAGCAATCCAAGAACAACAAGAACAGATTGAAGCCTTACAATCTGAAATTAACACACTCAAAGGAGAATAAAAATGGCAATAAACTACACATGGAATGTAAGCACTGTAGATGTTAAAGAAATAGACGGCAACGCTGATACTGTCTTTAATGTCCACTGGAGACTTACTGGAACTGATGATACTAATACTGTAAAAGATATGTTGGGTAATGATACACCTGCTATTGCTTCAGTATATGGCACACAAACTTTAGATACTTCAGACTTATCAGACTTTACAGCCTTTGCAGACTTAACTGTAAGTGATGTACAAGGTTGGGTTGAAGAAGCTATGGGCGAAGAAGCAGTTACTAATATGAAAGCTGGTCTAGATGCTCAGATTGAAGAGTTAGTAAATCCAGTAGTTCAAACTAAACAGGTGGGCTAATATGGAAATATCTTCATACCTGATTTGGAATGCTTTTATAACATTAGTCCTAGCTCCAATACTCTACAACATTCGACAAAACTCTCAAGAGAATAAACGTATTGATATTTTGTTAAATAAAACCAGAGAAGAGATAGCTAAAGATTATGTAACAAAAGACGAGTCCAGAGCAGTTATGAAAGATTTAGTAGATAGGTTAGATAAATTAGACGAAAAGCTTGACAAACTATTTGAATTAAGGTAAAATAGTATATGAAAAAGAAGTATAAAAGAGCAGGTACTACTTCTGAACGTCAAGACTATCGCAAAGGTGGTCCTGTTGGTGACGGTAAAAGGGTAAAAAAATATTTAGCAGGAGAAATAAAATATCCTTCTAATTTTAATTTTAATTTTTCTGGTATAGACTTTTCTAATATTTCAATACCAACAAATACACCCGCACCTAAACCAGAAGCAACACCAGCACCAGCACCAGCACCAGCACCAATATTTACAGTACCTGTAACACCAGTACAACAACAAACACAAAATAATAATACATTTACACAAGGACAAAGCACTATTGGTCGTGGAAATGTTGGAACAACTGCAGGGGGAACTGTAGGTGGAACAAAAATATTTGGTACGACAATAGGAGGAACTAAAGTGGCAGAAGGAACTTTAAAACCAGAAGATATAAGAAGAAAAAGACAAGATTTAGAAACACAGGCAGCAGGTCGTGGTGTTCAAGTTAATCCTATGCAAGTTCAAACTTTAGCGGGTCAGGCAGGACAAGGAGAGATTACACCCGGAGTAGGTCAATTAAGTGGAGTAGACACCGTAACTGGAACTACTGGACAAGTACAAGCTCCGGAACAAGTTAGCACTATAACTACACCTAGTCAGGCTGCTCAACCACAACAACTAACTCCTGCACAAATTGGTACAGTTGAAACTGTAACTGCAGAGCCTACTCAAGCTGCTGTTGGAACTGTTAGTGATAGAGCAGTAGCAGAAAAAGTAGATGTTAGTACTGTACCTACTATTACTGGTGTAGATGTTGAAATTGAACAAGGTGCATTAGCTGATAACATATCTGCTCAAATGTCTCCAGAAGCAGTTGCTCAAGCTGCTCAAGTAAATGGTTTAGATGTTAGAAAAGTTACTAGAGCAAAAGAAGAATTAAGAAATGCTGGTATAGATGAAATAACTATTTCTGAACTTGGTAATGACCCTGCAGCTTTAGAAAATAGATTAATGAATCTAACTGATAAAGAAAGAGGATTAGTTGCTGGATTACCTGAAGAAGCTTTAGTTAGTACACAAATGAATACTCTTTTAGCTGGTATTGAACAAGGAACTGTACCAGCATGGGCAAGACCAGCAGTGGCACAAGTTGATGCTATTCTTGCTCAAAGAGGTTTAGAAGCTTCTACAGTCGGTAGAGATGCATTATTAAATACAATTATCCAAAGTGCTTTACCTATTGCTCAGTCTAATGCTAAAGCTATACAAACATCATTAGCTCAAGAAAAAGCTACTGAAGCTCAAGTAGCTTTAAAAGAAGCTGAGTTTAGACAACAAGCTGCTCTTACAAATGCAAACAATGTATTTAAATTAGATTTAGCACAATTTAGTGCTGACCAACAAACTAATTTATTTAATAGTAAATTTTTACAAACTATAAGTTTAGCAGAAGCTACCAATGACCAACAAGCTACATTACAAAATGCAGCATTTTTATCTCAAGCTAATTTAGCTCAAGCTAGTATTGACCAGCAAAGACAAATAAATAATGCTAAAGCATTTTTACAAATGGATATGGCTAATTTAAGTGCCGAACAACAATCAAGAGTAATTGAATCACAACAAAAACAACAAGTTGCATTAAGTAATGCTGCTGCTCAAAATGCTGCTAGACAATTTAATGCCACTAGCGAAAATCAAGTTAATCAGTTTATGGCTACTCTTGCAGCAGATACTGAAAAATTTAACACTACACAAATGAATGCTATTCAACAGTTTAATGTTACTCAGGCAAATGCTGCTTCAGCAAGAGACTCTCAAAGACTTTTTGATTTAGAAAAATTTAATACTGGAATAAGAAATCAAATAGAACAATTTAACAGTGCTATTGAAAATAACAAAAGAGAGTTTAATGCTAAAAATAGTTTAGCTATTGCTCAGTCTAATGCTCAATGGCGAAGACAAATAGCAACTGCAGATACTGCTGCTATTAATGCTGCTGCTGAACAAGCAGTAAAACAAAATTTTCAACTAACTTCACAAGCTCAAGCAGCTTTGTGGCAAGACTTAAGAGACGAAGCACATAATGCTTTTGTTGCATCAAGAAAAGATAAAGATATTGTAGCTCAATTAACTGCAGAATTTTTATCAGGTTCTTATGCTAATAAAGAATCTATGTCTTCTAATTTCAAAGTCTTACAAAGTTTAATATCTAACCTAACAAATTACTCTGTTGGTAATGTGATATAGGAGGTGTATTTTCGGATTTATTAAAAAAGCAATAAAAGGTGTAGGCAAAGCAATTAAAGGTGTTGTCAAAGGTGCTGGTAAGATTGTTAAAGGTGTCGTAAAAATACAGAAAAAAGTATTTAAAGGTGCTGTTAAACTTGCTAAAAAAGCATGGAAGAATAAATATATTCGGGCAGGGATAATAATTGCTGCAATAGCAACTGGAGTTGGAGCTGCTGCTTTAGCAGGGGCTAGTGGTACTACGTTTGGAGCTGCTTTATCTAGTGGATTTACTGGAGGGGCATCTGCGTTTGGTAGTATGTTAAAAGCTGGATTTATAGGAGCAACAGGAGCTGCAGGAAGTACTGCAGGTCTTTTAGGTTCTGGAGGTGTAGGTGTAGGATTTTCAAGTCTTGCTCCCGGTGTAGTTGGAGCACCAGTACCTACAGCTTTAGGTGGAGCAAAACTTAGTATAGGAGCTGCTTCTGGGATTCAAGGAGCTGGATTTAATTTAACAGGTGGAGCATTGGTAGGCGGTGGTTCTATATCTACACCTGTTGGTCCAGCAGCAAGTCCAATACTTGTTGGTCCTCCTGCTCCTATAGCAGCATCTTCTTCATCTGGAAGCGGAACATTTATTGGAAGTTTAAAAGGAAGTACAGTAACAAAACCTAGATTTATGAGTCCAGTACCTTCTTCGGCTTCATCAGTAACTGCAAAAACTGCTGCTGCTAAACCCGGATTTTTAGGACAAGTAGGTGGCTTTATAAAAGATGGAGTAGTTAGTGGTGCTAAAGGTGCTCTTGCTACAGTAACTACTAATACTTTACTTTATGGAGACCCTTTAGGAGATACTGATGGTCCTGACCCTTTATATAGAAGAGGCGAAGGTGGTAGAAGTTTTTTTGGTGATGATTACAGTCAACTTAGAAGTATGGTTAAGCCTTTTCCTACTCTTGGAGAGTTAGGAGCAGATACTGTAGGTAGCACTTATGTGACTTTATTAAGTAATTTAAATTATGGTACAGGTTCTAGAAATTATGCAATAAATAGTAATATGGCATTAATGAAAGGAATACAAGTACCACAAATACAATATGCATAGTTATGTTAGAAAAAGATAAAAAATTAAAAAAAGTTGTTAACTCTACAGTAAGTGGAGCAGCTTTAGAAATGATAGATGAAATAGAAAAAAATAATGTTTCTCTTGAACAATTTTCTGGTGGTGATTTTTTAGATAAATTTAATGGTGAAGACAAAGTACCTTTAAAAAAATCTAAAAATCCTATTAATGAATCTGAAAATTTAGAATTTATTACAAATCATTTATCTGAAAAACAATCTGTTCCCGGAGCTTCATTAACTAATGACCCAGAAAAACCTTATCCGTGGGAGCAACCTCCAAAGTTTGCTAATCCTCAAGATGCATTAGATGATATGTATTTTACTTTATCACAACCAGAAGTTGCTAAAGATGTTGCTTCTGCTTTAGCTAACGGTGTTTCTGTTTTAGATTTAACAAGTTTATTTGTATTTACAGGTTTTGTAGGAGGTAAATTTACTCCAGACGTAGGTTTATTGATAGGTGAACCAACAGCATATTTTATTATGGCTCTTGGTGAAATGGCTAATTTAGAATATAAAATTGAAGATGATGATACAGATTTAGATGAATTTATTGAAGGAGATATATCTGAAAAAATATTAGAAGCTAGTAATAAAGAAAGACTAAAACAACTGGCTAATAAAAATAATATTACTGAAAAAGATATACCTTTAGAAATAAGACAAGAAGCAGCACAAAGAGTTGATACAAGTTTATTAGCTCCTACTGCTGAATCAGAAGAAAATAATTTATTAGATAGGACAGTATAATGAAACTAGATTTTCAAGATATATTTACCGGAAAAGAAGAAACCGATAGAATAAATAGAGAATACGCAAGAGGTCTTGCAAAAGATGCAGCTAAAGATAAACTTAAACAAGACTTTGTTGTTGATTTAAGTAGACAACTTTTTATTGATGGTCCTGAAAAAGCTAGAAGAGAAACCACTATGGCTAATCTTCAAGGCGAAGATTTAAGTAAAAGTTTGCGTGAAGTAAACATGAAACAAAAACAAAGTATCTTTGAACAAAACTATGCTTACTCAGAAATTATAGCTAACGCACCTACGCTTGAAGAAGGAGCAGAAAAAGTAGCTAAAGATATATTTAATCAAACTGAGATAGGTCAAATATTAATGAGCAATGATTTTGGAAAAGGAGCAACTGTTCCTGAATATCAATTTGAAGATTACAAGTTAAAAGAAAAAGAAATACTTAGTGATTTAACTAAAGAGATATTAGAAAACTACGAAGGCTTTACAAAACTAGGAAATCCTCAAGAGTTTGCTTTACGTTCAGGTCAAAGAAATATTGACATCTATAATTTAGGAAGTAAGGTTGCTGGACTCAAGGGCGATAAAATGACTTTGTTTGGAAATGTGTTAGGGGGCACTGATGCTAAAATAGCTGAACTTAATGGTTTAAGACTACAAGTTGAACAGCAAATGGAAAATGATTATAAAATTGTAGAAAGAGGACTAACTAATAATAATAAATTTATAAATTCAAAAAACTATCAAGACTTAGCAAAAGAAATACAAACAGGTTTTGCTATGGACAACAAAAATAAAACTGATATAAAAGCATTTAAAAAAGATTTTAAAGAAGATGAAAATCTTAGAGCTGCAGTTTTTTCTTTACCTAGAGGTATGTTAAAAGGTAGTGATAATATAGGATTTGTTAAAAGGCAAGTAAGTTCTGTTTTTGGTAGTGATGTAGATACTTTTAAACTAACTGCAAATAAAGAAAACTTTAAAATCTATGATACAGTTATAGACCAAGTAACTAATACAGTTACTAGAAGTAAAGAGCCTGTGCCTAATAATCAGTATACTTTGGAAAATGTTTTTTTTGATGACCTTTTACCTATAGCAGAAGCTATTCAATATGAACATTTAAGAGCTGGTGGAGGTAAAAGAAGTGCAGAAGAATATTTAAATTTAGCTTTTCAAACTTTAGCTAAAGCAGAATATATTGAACAAGATAATGATGGCAATATAGTTTATCAAAGACCTTTGAATATGAATCGACAAATTGTTGGTATTGATGTATTACCTAAAGAAGAAAGAAGTAAATTATTAGTAGATAAACTTTATACTCAAGGTCTTATTTCAATAAGTAAAAATGCTGATAGACCAGTAGATTCTTTTATATCGTCTAACTTGACAGCGATGCAAGATAAAATTGATGAGACTATAACTAATCCAGAATCTTCAGAAGAAGAAAGAAAAAAAGCAAACGAAGACCAAGATGATATAAATAACAGTCAAGGTTCTGTAAGAGCTGCTGGTACTTTATCAGTAAAACAACTTATTAGACCTTCTGATGAAACTACTATTGGTCAGGAAATAGACATAGATGGTAATGGTTTTGTTGTTAAAGCTGGACAGGTTAGTTATGAAGAAGCCTTAGAATTATATGATAGAAAACTAATTAATGATTACAATTCTCAAACTGCTGAACAAGCTTTTGTTGCAGAAGATGACGAATTAGCTGAAGAAATTATAGAGGTTTATTTACCTAATGCTACAACTATTGAAAAAAATGATTTTAAAAATAATTTAAAAACAAGACAACGTATGAAATTTAAATTAGATAGTGAAGATTATTTAGATACAACACCACCAGCTAAATTAGAAAGAGATAGAACAATAATGGAAAGAGTAAGTGATGAAATAATAAGCTTACAAAATACTCAAGGCACTAGAGGTAAAGATAAAGTTGCTGAAGTTATTGGCTCTGGTTTTGAAGCTATTGGCACTGGTGTTCGTGCTGCTGGTGAAGTTATTGGCACTGGTGTTCGTGCTGCTGGTGAAGTTATTTCTGAGACAGGTAGAGAAGCTCGTATCAATAGAATAGAACAGCAAATGCGAAGTATTCAAAGAAACATAGATAGTGGAACATTGTCTAACAAGAGAGTAAGAGAGCAACAAGAAAACTTACAAAGTCTTGAACAACAATTAGAACAATTAAAATTAAATTAAAACATGTTCAATCAAACTAAATTTATTCATAAGTCTGATTCTATTGATTTAGATGAAATATCAGAAATAAAAACTTCAGATGAATTACAAGAATCTTCTTTGCAACAAAGAGAAACAAAAGAAGATAAACCTTTATTTCAAGATAATAAGTTTAAAAGAAATCCAGAAATTAGAGAATATAATACTTACGAAGATTTAACTCCTAATTATAGTGTTACTCAAGTAGAGAGAAATCCACAAGCTATAAAAGACTATGAAGTTCTTACTGATTTTTTTGGAACTAACGACAGAATGAGTGAGTGGTTAAGAGATGCTAATACAAGTACTACAAGTTTAATTTTAAGAGGATTGAAAGCTACAGATGCTCCTGATGAAGTCAAACAAGCTTATGGTAGATTACAAACTAACTTTAATAAAGCAAAATTAAAAACTGCTGATGAGTGGTGGAATTTCATTAAAGATTCAACTATAGATATTTTTGCAGACCCGATAACTTGGGCATCTCTTATTTTTGCTCCTATTACAGCCGGTACTTCAGTTGCAGCTACTAGAGGTATAAATGAACTTTTAAAAAAAGGTGTTAAAAAACTTACAGTATCTCAAATGTTAGATGCTAGTAAAAGACCTGCAATTTTTACTGCTGCAGAAGGTGCTGCTTGGGGTGGCTTACATAATTACTATAGACAAGATTTAGATGTAGATTTACATTTAAGAGAAAAAATAAATCCAAAAGAAGTCTTTGGAACTACGGCTGCTGCCAGTGTTTTTGGTGGTGTTTTAGGTGGAATAGTCGGAGGTTACAATGCTAGTCGTTATTTTAAGACTATGCTAAAAAGACATAATGCTGAAGACCAAATTAAACATGCTGATTCTGTAACTAGAAAAGACGTTGTAGAATCTGAGTTATCTGTACCGAGTGTATCTTACAAAGAAAATACTTTAGATAATTTAAAAGAGAATTTAGTGGGTGGTTTTTTTGGTAAAGCTACATCTGTACTTTTAACAGCAGCTAAATCTTCTCCAACTTTAGATAACTTTTTAAGAAATCTTAGATACGATTATGGTAGAACTGTTTTTGGTAACGCTTCTGACTTTATAGAAAGAACTGGACAAACAGCACTATCTTATTTTGAAGCTTTACAAATAAATGGTTTTGGACAAAGAGTTGGTAAGTTAGAACAAATATTAAACAATACTGTTGAAAGAAAAACTTCTTGGAAACACTTTGGTGCTGCTAGAATGACCAAAGAAGATAATGATGGTATTTTAGCATTACTTGAAAGTGGCGGTGAAGCAACTCAGTTTAAAACTGTAAATGAACAAACTAAAAATATAACTGAAGCTCAACGTAGTGCTTATCTACAAATAAAACAATTATTAGATGATGCTTTTAAAGACGGAGCAGATGCAGAGTTATTTGCTGAAATACAAAAAGTAAAAAATTATTTTCCTAGATTATTTTCTTATTCAAAACTAGAAAAGTTAAGAGGGAGTGCAACTATACAAAACGGTAAAATAGTTTACGATATAGATAATTCATTTTTACAAAAATTAATTGATAATGACTATGCTAACCCTAATAATGAGTTTGCTAGAAATAGATACCAAAAATTTTATAATGCAAAAGCTGTAAAAGAAAATAAAAATTTAGAAGAGCTAGAATTAGAATTAGGTCTTCCTGCAGATGCAAGAACAGTAGACCAAGAAGCTTTTGATTTTGAAGCTTTATATCCTGAACAAAATTTTAACTCTTTTGAAGATGCTGCTATTAGTAGATTAAAAACTAAATATGGTGATAACTTTGAAAACCATTTAGATGAAGTTGTTGATTTAGCTAAAATAGAAAAAGGTAATGCCATTATAGATGGTATGTTAAGACTTAAAGATACTCCATTTGAGTATCGCCCTGTAGGTAATGTTGGGGCAGGAAAAGGATTTTTACAGCATAGAGTCTTTACTAAAATAAATGATGCTGAATTAAGAGAGTATTTAAATAATGATGTTACAGAGGTATTAACAGATTACTTTACTAATGTTACTCAAGCTATTGAAAGAAAAAAAAGATTTGGTTTAACTTTAAAAGACTTTGAAAAAAACCATGTTGCTAAAATAGCAGATGAATTAAAAGAAAATGGAGCTACTAACGAACAAGTAGCAACTATCGTAGAAAAAATTAGAAAGCTACACAAAAGAACTTTAGGTTTAGAAATAGATGATGGTCAAGGAGTATTTAGTAAAGCAACTAAAGGAAAATTTAAAACTGCTTCTGAATGGGGTCGATTAAGTCAACAAGTTGCTCACTTACCTTTAGCAGTTGTTTCTAGTATTACTGAACCTTTAATTATGTTATCTAGAGTAGGGGCTGCAGATACTCCTGCTGCTGCAGGTGAAATTGCTAAATCAATGGTCAAAGGTGTTGAAAAGATTATTGATAGAACATTAAAAAGCACCTACTCAGGAATTACTGGTAAAAAAATTAAATTTAAAGATTTAGATGACGACTATTGGACAGACCTTTATGATGTTGGGTTAGCTTTAGAATCAGCGACTCTTGATGGTCTTGATAGACTTGCAAGTGGAGACCCTTTAACTGGCACATTAGCTAAAGGATTTCAAAATGTATTTTTTAAAGTTAATTTTCTTACTCAATGGACACAAGCAGTACAAGCAGCTTCTTATGTAACTGGTCAAAAAATTATCAGAAGAAATGCTCAAAAGCTTTATGAAAATCAAATAGGAGCAAGAACTTTATCCACTGGTAATTTTAGAAATCTAGGTGTGAATCAAAAAGAATACTTAACTAAGCAACTAAATGAGTTAGGTATAGATGAAAATGATGCAATGAATTGGTATCGTAGTTCTTTAGATTCTGACAAAATATTTGATGTTAACAAATCAAGAGAATCAGATTTTTATACAGACAAACTTTTACCCGGAGCAGGAAGATTTGTTAACGAGGTAATTCTTAACCCTTCGATAGCAGCAGCAAACAAGCCATTATTATTTAGTCATCCTGCTGGACAACTATTATTTCAATTTGCTGGTTATCCTACTGCATTTAACAATATAGTATTAAAGAGGTTTATAAATGAAAGCTACAACTATCCGATGTCAGCTTCTCCCAAAGTACTAGCCACCACACTGTCTATGACTACAGTAGCTTTACTAGGTAACTACATTCGTAGTGAAGGTAGAGCTTTTGAAGAATATGATGGTAGACCTAAACCAGAAGGCGAAATAATCATGGATGCTTGGTCTAGGTGGGGTGGATTAGGATTTTTAGACCATGGAAGAAGATTTAAACAAAATTTAAAATATGGTGGTGGACTTATAGGTTCTGGTGTTAAGTCATTTACTGGTCCTTTACCTGCAGATTTTGTTGATACGTTATTATATAGAAAAGGTCCGGGAGCTTTAGCAACTGGTAACATACCTTTTTATGGAATGTTTAGCACTGAAAGCAGAAAAAATCTTAGAAAAGCTGGAAGAGATTTTGATAAACAATTAGCTAAAATAATTTCTGGTGAAGAAAATAGTCAAAAAAGTATTTATGATAGAGCTAATTATAGAACTGGAGGACCTGCTGTTAATGTTCCTAATGCTCCTGATAAACCAGAAGAAAGAGTAAATAAACTAACTGGTGTACCTTATGATTTAGAAGCTGGACCAACTGCACAGCCTGAGAAGGATAGAAAAGGTTTTAGTGAAGAAGGTAAGTTATTAGCAACATTACAAAGAAGACAAAAGAAAAACAGTGTATAAATATTTTAACGAAGACGAATTAAAGTGTAGGCATACTGGTCAGTGTGATATGGACTGGGCATTTATGCAGACCATAGAAAGAATTAGGGAACGCTGTGGTTTTCCTTTTAAAGTAAGCAGTGCCTATCGTTCCACTGAGCACCCTATAGAAGCTGCAAAGGATAATCCGGGTGCTCATACAACAGGCAAAGCTATGGATATATTGGTTAGTGGCGAACAAGCTATGACTCTTATAAAGATAGCTATCGAAGAGGGCATTAACAGGATTGGAGTCGCACAAAAAGGAGACCGTGCTTCAAGATTTATTCATTTAGATATGGATAACTCTAGAGCTACTCCTAGAGTTTGGAGCTACTAATTGATACTCTATAGAGAAAAAGACTTAGACGAAGCTTACAAGATAGATTGTAAAGCTCGTTCTCGTAATAACATGCCTTGGATAAAGCGAGAAGATTTTAGAAAGATATACGAAGACTTAATGGATTTGTATATGATACAACTAAGTC